ACCTGAGAACTTCAAGATCGTGGCAGAGGCTGGACAACCCATCAATGTCACCGTAGCAAGAATTAAGAAGCGGGATGACTGTTCTGTGGAGAGCTTTACCCCAAGCATTCGGGACGCAAATGGCATGGTGCATGAAGCGACCACCACGGCCAGCAGGTTCAGCGGCCCAGCAGGCCCAGAAATTGATACATTTACGTACCAATTGACCATGGTGAGAAAAGAGAAGATTGCTGAAGGCAAGGCAACCTTGCTGGCAACCATCAAATACAAATGTCCAGAAGGGGAGCGCGTTGTGCAGTACCCCCGTCACCCCAATTTAAGTTTCAACCTGAAAGGTTAAATAATGCTAACCCTGTTCTCATCCCTAATCAGCTTCCTGATGGGCGGTCTGCCCAAAATCCTTGAATTCTTCCAAGACCGATCCGATAAGCAACATGAGCTTGCCTTGGCGGCAATGCAAACCGAGCGTGAACTGACCCTCAAGAAAGCTGGCCTGGAAGCCCAAGAGCGCATCGAGCATATCCAGACTGAGCAGATACAGATCAACGCTGAAGTCACCAATGCCCAGACGGCCATGCAGGAGCGCCAAGCCCTGTATGCACACGATGTCGCCCTGGGCCAAGGGGCCAGCACTTGGGTCATCAATATGCGTGCCGCCACCCGTAGCGTCATCACCTACGGCATGTTTGCCATGTTCATGTTCGTGGAGATCTTTGGTTTTTACTACGCATGGCACACAGATGTAGCCTTTAATGTGGCGATGGATCAATTGTGGGACGATGAAACGCAGATCATTTGGGCTTGTATCGTGAGCTTCTGGTTTGGCGGTCAGGCGTTTAAATCCAAATGAAACTCAGCCCAGAGGCCATCAAGGTCATCTGCCACCACGAGGGCATTCGATACAAGCCGTATCGGTGCCCAGCCCTGCTTTGGACAATAGGAGTTGGACATGTTCTTTACCCAGATCAAGGTAAGCTACCAATGGATCAAAGAGGCGCTTACCCGCTTCGCTCAGAAGATAGCCGCACGTTTTCAAAGGACGAAGTAGATGGGATTCTCAGAAGCGATCTTGCAAGGTTTGAGCGTGGAGTGGCTCAGTTCTGCCCCGTTCCCCTTACACAAGGTATGTATGATAGCCTTGTTAGCTTTAGTTTCAATGTCGGTCTTGGAACACTCCAGCGTTCAACGCTTCGTCAAAAGCTGCTTCGGGGCGATAAAGCGGGTGCTGCGGAAGAACTCTTGAAGTATTGCATGGCTGGTGGGAAAATACTCAAAGGGCTGCAAAACCGTCGGATTGACGAACGCGCCATGTTCTTGTCATAGGAATCGAAATGCCCTTACAGAAACTTCAGTTTAGACCGGGGACAAACCGAGAAAGCACCAACTACGGCAATGAAGGCGGTTGGTACCAAACCAACAAGGTGCGTTTTCGTTCTGGTATGCCAGAGAAAATTGGCGGCTGGGCCAGAGACAACGGGGCGCTATCCGCCGATGTTGGGGGGGTGACTACCAGCATTGTGTATCCCGCAACAGGTACGCTGTGGGGCATATGCCGAAGCATGTGGAATTGGATCACGTTGTCTGGGTACAACTTGTTGGCAATGGGCACCAACCTCAAGTACTATCTTCAAAACGGCCCCGGCGGCAACTTCTACGATATAACACCCATAACAGGAATTCCTCCTGCCGCAGTGAGTGTCGGCTCCAACGCGTTTACTACCACGGCGTCTTCATCAGGCACTGCACGGTACGTAACTGTGACATGTAACGTCTCGGGCTACAACGGCCAAACAAATGATTTTGTAACTATCTCCGGTGTAGCCAGCGCAATCAACGGCATTCCCGCTGCAAACCTCAACGCTGAATTTCAAATTACTTTTATCAGCAGCTCCCAGTTCTCTATACAGGTCTATGTTTCATCCGCCGTCACAGTGACTGCGGGAACCACAGGCGCGGCGGCGTTTGCCTTTCAAATTACCACGGGTGGCGATGTGTATACCGTTGGTGTGGGCTGGGGTGCTGGTGTGTGGGGTAGCTACGTAGGTGGTCCTGGGTGGGGTGCAGCCGCTCCTGCGGGTCTTGGTATTGGGCTGCAACTTCGCACTTGGAGCCAAGCAAACTACGGCCAGAATTTAGTGTTCAACCCCCGCGGCGGGGCAATTTACTACTGGGTAGTGGATTCAAACCCCACCATATTTAACCGGGGGCAGGTAATTTCAGCGTCCAACACCAACACGCAGAACAGTATTGCGTACTGGGATGCGGACTCCACTTGTCCAACGGTGTGTAACTTTGTACTGGTGTCGGACGCCAGCCGTTTCACCATTGCTTTTGGTACAAACGATCCAACAGGGGTATACGCCACTGCCACGCTTGACCCCATGCAAGTGCGGTGGTCTGACCAAGAGAACTTACTGGTGTGGACCCCGGCTATTACCAACCAAGCGGGAGACTACAGGCTCAGTCATGGGTCAGCCATTGTTACGGCTCAACAGACACGCCAAGAGATTTTGGTGTTTACGGACTCCGCTATCTACTCTATGCAGTACCTTGGCCCGCCCTATGTGTGGAGCTTCCAGATTCTGGGCGACAACATATCGATTGCTGGCCCCAACTCTGTGGCCACTGCCACCAACATCACGTATTGGATGGGGCTAGATCAGTTTTACATGTACTCTGGTCGAGTTGATGTCTTGCCGTCTACGTTGCGGGAGTATGTTTTTACTGACATCAATAGAACACAGGCTTTTCAGTTTGTGTCTGGCACGAACGAGGGGTACAACGAAGTTTGGTGGCAATACTGCTCTACCAACTCCAGTGTGATTGATCGCTATGTGATCTTTAACTACAAAGACAATGTTTGGTATTACGGGGATTGGGATAACTATGCTGGCGCTAACCAAGGGCGAACTGCTTGGCTTGACAGCGCGCTTCGTGCTTCCCCAATGGCGGTCACCTATGGTGTGTCGGGTGGAAGTACAAACGCATTGCTGGTGTACCACGAGAGTGGCGTAGATGACGGCACGGTCAACCCGGCAGTTCCAATTGTGTCTAATGTGCAGTCATCCGACTTTGATATTGGGGATGGCAATAACTTTGGGTTTGTGTGGCGCTTGATTCCTGACCTAACATTTGACGGCTCTGATGTGAATCAGCCGACTGCGTATTTCACCGCACTGCCCCGGACTTTCCCAGGCGCGGCATATGGGCCTTCAAACGACCCGGCGGTGATCAGTACTCAGAACTACCAGAACCAGATCACGTACAACATACAGCAGTTCACCCAACAGGTCTATGTGCGGATACGTGGGCGGCAGATGGCGTTTAGGGTCAGTTCTGGTACTACGGGCAGCACCACAGACGGTTTGGGAGTGCAGTGGCAACTGGGCGCTCCTCGAATTGACATTCGTCCGGACGGCAGGAGATAACATGGGCTTTAAAACCGTTACCCCACCGCGCCTGCCATCGGCTCCAGATCAGTACAGCGCGCAATACCAAGAGCAGTTTATGAACATCTTGCGGTTGTACTTCAACCAAATAAACAGCCCTGTCCCTGCCGTTTTTGCGTCTGCTGGCGTTGGGACTACCGGGGTGGTGTCGGGTATGACATTTGCCCAACCAAGTCCTACTACACCCGGACAATCCGTTATCAGCCTGCCGACGCAAGCTGATTTTGCCAACCTGCGTTCTGGTGACATTTACTACGACACTTCGGGCGGCGCAGCGACCAGCTACCCTTTGCGGATAAAGGTCTAACATGATACCATTTGGACAATTAACTAGGAGAACGCTATGGCTGGTGGCGGAGTAGGCGAAGCAGCGCTTATTGAAGCAGTAATTGCAAGCGAAGCTGCCGGGGTGGCCGCAGGCGGGAGTTTGCTCGGCACAGCTCTCCCCGCTGGGGGCATTGCGGGACTCCTTGGCGCAGGAGAGGCTGCGGGGCTTGCTAGTGGGGCTGGCGGACTGGCCAATTTAACGCCGTTGCTGGAAGGCGAGTTTGGCACAGCCGCGCTCAACCCCGCTGTTGCTGCACAAACAGCACAAGCGGCAAACGTAGCGGGGCAAGCTCCTATGCTTCCCAACGAAGTGCAGTTGGCCCAGGCTGAAACTGCGCAAAATGCAGGACAGGTAAGCCAGTTTTCCCCGGCAGGGCAAGGCAGTGAGTTCAACACGCTTAACAATGCAGAAACCGCGCAACTTACGCAAAACATGGACCCAAGGATGACGAACAGCTTTATGCCGCAAAACGTCACCCCAGGCGAACCAGACCCTACAAAAAACCCTTACCCCGAATTTACGTCTAAAGGCGCTGCTCCTGCGGTTCCTGCTGCTCCTGGGGCTGAAGCGTTTACAGGCAGAACCATGACCGGGCTGCCCACTGTTCCTGGGGAAGGAGTCACTGAACCCGGATTCTTTGGCCAGATTGGTAAGGCGTATGGCGAATTGCCCCCCATGTTGAAATATGGTTTGGGGGCTATGGGCGCGGTCAAAGCCCTAAACGCTATGGACGGCAACAAGTACGGCACGCCTGAAAAGGAAAAGTACGAAGGGCCGCTCAGCAAATTCAAGTACGACCCCTCCAGGTACTCTCCATTGGTGCCCCAACCCCGGCGTATGGCGGGTGGTGGCTTATCCGATCTAGGCAGCTACGCTGACTACGCAGGTGGTGGGCGCATGCTCAAAGGCCCAGGGGACGGCATGAGTGACAACATCCCGGCCACCATTGCAGGCAAGCAACCCGCCCGGTTGGCCAACGAAGAGTTTGTGATTCCCGCCGATGTGGTGTCTCACCTGGGCAATGGCTCATCGGACGCTGGGGCCAAGCAGTTGTACAAGATGATGGACAAGGTTCGCGCTGCCAGGACAGGTAAAAAATCTCAGGCCAAGCAAATCAACCCGACCAAGTACATGCCAGCATGACGCTCACTGTCCAGCACGTACCGCAGCAGTTTGTCGCCCAGACTTGGCCGTTGGTGGAGGAGCACATCTCTTCCGCAAACAAATACGGCGGGGATGACTACACGCTTGACCAGATCAAGATGTATGCAACGCAAGGACAGTGGGTGTTGTTAGTGGCCACTGACAAAGAAAATAAAGTACACGGCGCGGCTACCGTGTCTTTTTTGAACTACCCCAACGACAGGGTGGCGTTTGTAACGTCAATTGGCGGTAAGTTGATCTCAAACGACGACACGTTTGAACAACTGAAAGTGCTTTTGCGCGGCATGGGTGCGACAAAGATTCAAGGTGCAGCGCGGGAATCCATTGCGCGGCTGTGGAAAAGGTACGGGTTTGCTGAACGCTACGTAGTAGTAGAGGTAAAAATATGAAGTTGCATAAATGGTTTACGGAGTTTCTTCTTGGCCCCCGCCTGTACATGGGCGGCGGCGGTTCAGGTGGCGGTGGGCAAGCCCAACCGCAGCAAACCACGGTTCAAAACACCAACGTCCCTGAGTACGCACGCCCGTATGTAGAGACCATGCTGGGCACTGCGCAGCAGCAAATCTACAACTACGACAAAGATGCCAGCGGCAACATGGTGCCCACCAGTATGCGTGGGTACACGCCATACAGCCAGAATCCGTCAGACTATTTTGCGCCTTTTAGCCCGTTGCAAAACCAAGCCATGGGCGCTGCGGGACAGCTCGGCACTTCCCCTGAGCTGGACATGGCATCCAATTTGGCAGGCGCTGCGGGGCAGCGGGCCATGAACACGCAATATCAAGCACAGAACTTTGGCAACCAGTTTCAAGCCCCTCAAGCGTATCAAACAGGACGCTTTGGTGCGCAACAAGTCAGTGCCCCCCAGTTGCAAGACCTGCAAATGCAAGGCCCGGCTGATGTAAACGCGCCTCAGTTGCAGCAATACCAGATGGGGCCTGCTGAGCGCGTCAGCGCGGACACCTTTAACCAGCAAGGAACAGCCAGCCAGTACATGAATCCCTACATGCAAAATGTAGTGGATGTGCAGCAACGCGAAGCCCAGCGCCAAGCTGATATTGCAGGCACCCAGCGTGCGGGTCAGGCGGCTCGTTCTGGCGCTTTTGGCGGCTCCCGTGCGAATTTGATGGAAGCCGAGGCTGCGCGTAACTTGGCTACCCAGAAGGGGGACATTCAAGCCCAAGGGCAGAACGCTGCGTTCCAAAACGCGCAGCAACAGTTCAACGCTGAGCAAAACGCACGGCTACAAGCGCAGTTGGCCAACCAAGGCGCAGGTCTCACTGTGGGCCAGCAAAATCTTGGCGCTCAACTAGGCGTACAGCAATTGGGCGCAGGACAGAACTTGCAAGCACAGTTGGCCAATCAAGGCATGGGGTTCAATGTTGGCCAGCAAAATCTGGCTTCGCGTTTGCAAACCCAAGGGCTTGGTGCTGGGCAAAGCCTCCAAGCACAACTGGCCAACCAACAAGCCGGGTTAAATACGCAACAAATGCGTGAGCAGTCTCGTCAGTTTGGCGCAGGCCAGGGCATGACCGCCGCGCAACAACGCGCACAGTACGGGCTAGCTGGACAGCAAGCCGGGGAGCAGTCTCGTCAGTTTGGCGCAAACCTGGGGCTGCAAGGATTGCAGTCTGGCATGCAGGCCGCAGGCCAGCTCGGCACCTTGGGCCAGAACCGCTACGCACAGCAAACAGGCAACATTGGTTTGCAGAGCCAATTGGGCGCTCAGCAGCAAGCACAGCAACAGCGCTACATCGACCAGATGATCCAGAACTACGGCACTGCACAGCAGTACCCGCAGCAACAGTTGGCCTTTATGAGTGGTTTGCTTCGCGGCCTGCCCCTCCAAACCGCTACAACCCAGCAGTACCAAGCAGCGCCATCCTCGTTGTCTCAAGTGGCGGGGCTGGGAATGGCAGGCTATGGTTTGAACCGAATGATGGGCGGCAAAAAGGGCGGTCAGCCCAAAGACTTTGAGAAGCGCAAGCGCCCGGCAGGTCTGGCTGAGCTGGCACTCTCCAAAATGGCGTAAGGAACAGTCATGATTAACGTCAACCAAATTACCGCCCAGATGGCGCGGATGTCCGACCCGGCGTTGCAGCAGTACGCTGCCATGCACAAGTCCGATCCCTACACGTTGTCATTGGCGTTGTCTGAGTCCAACCGCCGCAAACAGATGCGTCAGGGTGCGCAGATGGGCCAGCAACAGCCGCAGCCCAAAGTGGTTGACCAAGAGATTGCGCAGATGGGGCCGCAGATGCCGCCCCAACAAGGTATGCCCCCACAGGGTATGCCACAAGGCATGCCACCCCAGCAGCTTCCCGAAAACGTCGGTATTGGCCAGCTCCCAGCGCCCAACATGCAGCGCATGGCCGAGGGCGGCATCGTTGCGTTTGAAGAAGGCGGAGAAGTTCCTCGGTTCCAAGAAGGCGGCAATTGGGCAAGCAAACTTAAAGAAATGTTTGGTGGAGACCCAGAGGAGTTAAGCCCGCTTGAAAGAATACGGTTGGCATATTTGCGTTCGCAAGAAGAGCGCAAGTCCGTAAAAGCAGGGGCCAATCCTTTCAGTCTTGAAGGGCAAGCAGCGTTGCCGGGGTCTGCGGCGTACATGGCTACTGAACAAGCAACTCGCGGAATGATGCCCCCCGCAGCTCCTGCGGCTCCCGCAGTTCCACCTCCTCCCCCTGCGGCTGGCGGTCTTCCCCCACTTCCTCCTGCGGCTGGCGGCGCTCCCGCAGGGCCGGGTTTGCCGTCCATAGTGAAACCGCGTGTTCCCGAACTTGCGCCAGAGATAAAAGCACTAAACACCAACATGCCCACAGCACGGCAGGCGCAGGGTATTGCGGCGCAGTTCTTGGACGAAGACAAGTACGCGCAACAACTTAAAGACCTCACAAACGAAGAAGCTGCGTCCATTGCCGAACGCCGCATCAAGTTGGAAAAATCTTTAAAGGATATGCCCGAGCGGTACAAAGATTATGAGGGACGACTCAAAGCCCAAGAGAAAGAAGACGCAGGCGACAAAGAAAAACTGACGGGCATGAGCTTTTTGGAAGCCGGTTTGGCGGTTCTTAGCGGCGAATCTCCCAACGCATTTGTCAATTTGGGCCGTGCAAAAGAAGGCGTCAAGACGTACAACGAGGGTATCAAGGACATCAAGCGTTCTGTGCGTGAGCGTGATAAAGCCTTTGCCGACATTGAGAACGCCCGCCAAGCACAGGCAGAAGGCAAAATCGACAAGATGCAAGCCTTTGAAGACAATGCGGCAAAAAGCCTGTCTGATTCAAAACGATTTGCCGTATCGGGAATGCAAAATTTAGGTTTGAAAGGCGCGGAGTTGGCCAAAAACACGTATGACGTACTGACCAACAACGCGTTTGCCAACCAACGGACGGTTGCTGGCGCTGCCCAAGCGCTTCAAACCACCGATCTTTCGGGCCAGTACGGCTTGGCCGCGGCACAGACGCAGGCTGGAGCTACGATGGGGGCGGCAAGACTACGCGCTGAAACTGATCGAGAAACCACAAACGCACTGCGTCAAGGACAGCTCAACGTGACTACGTTGAACGCCATTGAGGAAAAACTAGCAAAATTTGCCAAAGACAACCGATATACGCCAGACGACCCCGAGTACCACACGGAACGTCAAAGACTTGTTCGGCTATACACCGCAGCCAACCCAGGTATGGCACAATCAGGGCGTGCTCCCGGAGGCGGGGCCGATCCTTTGGGAATTAGATAGCAATGGCCACACTAGCTGAAATTCGTGAGCAGTATCCACAGTACTCTGATCTGTCTGATGCGGCGCTTGCGGATGCGCTATATGGAAAATTCTATTCCGACATCTCTCGCAAAGAGTTTGATGCCAAGCTGGGGTTAAAGACTGGCCCCCGTCAAACACCCATTGGTGGTATTGCTGGCGCTTTAGGCATGGGGGTCGAAGCCCCCATCTCCTCGGTACGCACAGGTATTGAGTCTTTGTTTGGCGGTAACGCTGCCGTTGAAGCAGGTCTTGGCCGCAGAGAAAAACTGGGTGAGAAGTACGCCGAGCAGCCTGGGTTTGAACAGGTCAAGAAGGCGTATGAAGAGCGCGGTATCTTCCCCGCGATTGGCGAATACATCAGCCAAGTCCCTGCTGCTTTGGCAGAGCAAGCCCCGCAAATGGCGGCAACTATTGGGGCAGCCCGTGTGGGCGCACTCGGTGGTTTGCCCGGCGCTGTTGCTGGTGCGGTTGCCCCCTCGTACTTACAACAGTACGGCGCGTTTCTGGAGCGCCAAGCCGAAGAACAAAAAGCCCGTGGCGAACCTGTGGATGTCAACCGCTTAACTGCGGCGCTGTCCGCAGTCCCCGCCGCTGCTTTGGATGTAGCCGCCACCTTCATCCCCTTGGGACGGTCGTTGGCAGGTGCAGTATTTGGCAAAAACGTCGAGCGCATGTTGGCCAAAGGCGCAGAAAAAGGCGCGGAAAACTTGGCCAAAGAAAGTTTGGTCAAGAGTTTGGCCAAGGGCACCGCAGTTGGTGCATTGGCGGAAATCCCGACCGAAGTTGCGCAGCAAATGATCGAACGCGCCCAGGCCGGGCTGTCTTTGGTTGACCAAGACGCACTGACTGAGTATGGGCAGACGGCGTTCCAGGTCTCCAAACTGGCCCCGTTTGGTGCCGCAGGGCGGTTGTACGAGAAGGGTGCAGCCAAAGACATCATGGCCGAGCGCCAACGCGCAGAAGAAGCCACCGCTGTGGCCCAGCAAGAACAGGTCAAAGCCCAGCAAGAAATCGAGCAAGCGGAATACCGCAAAACTGAC